TCCTCGTACCAGCAGTACCAGAAGATTACAAACCCCACCACCAGCAACCTCAAAGCACATTAAACAGCTTATCAAGGGACTATATATCTCAAAATTCCTTATTAAAAATCAGTGACATGCAAAAGCTAGCTTTCACCTTTTGGCATTCAAAAGAACTACCCCCTTTTGTAGCGTGTTGTGTAGATTCAATGTACCAGTAGGGTCTCAACCTCCATGTGATAAACTTTGAAAACTTAGACCAATACCTCCAACGTTCTCACCCAGCGAGCATCTAAAAGTGGCACCCTGCACACGCATCAGATTGGGTGAGGAACATGTTGTTATCACAGTACGGAGGTTGGTGGTTTGATGCATCAGTAATCATGGCACCCAATTTCATGGAGAAGGTCTTCACTAATGTAGGAATAGTCCAACACCCGAAGCTAAGCACTTAATTCGATTAAGCTGATTTCCTTGCTTTCCACATAAGCAAATACACGGCCATCAGATTCGAAAATAGCGTGATGTATGCATCCAAACCCATTTAAGAATTAAGTAAAGCAGCCCAGATGATGTACGAACATTGGGAGAGGACAACTGACGTTAGTGTAGCATTAAAATGGACTAGTGAAGAGTCGGAATAATTCTTCGCCCCAGATGCAGACTGCATAGTAGGTAGTGCCCAAATGAAGTTGCGTGATTATCTAGCGAATTACGCAATCAACACGCAAATTATGATACTTGACAGACCATAAAAAACCATATTACTGAGCTTCGAACGTTATTGTATGATTCATGGAGATAATTGTGATGCCGTGTAATTCCAAAAGGATATGACACTCCATTAAGGGATGTTAAGGCTCAGAAACTCTGATAAGATAGTTGTGAAGACTTGGGGATGGCAACATCAAGCAGTACACAAAGCCATCATGTAATGCCTAGATATTAACAAGGAATACTGCACACACAACTTCGACTCAGTGCAACAGTGGTGTTGCACACATTATAGGCAGTAAATAAGACATGAACGCAACTTAAAAACACAATAGGAAAAGCCAGTGAAGATTGAAAGCAAACAACCAGTCAAAGAACAAGCATTATTCGTCATGGCAGGTAGCAATGGGGATACTTTGCCCATGTTGGCTGTACTCGAAATTGTCAAAGAACATTACAACACGGTGGTCTTGTGTCCCTCAGACATGAAGACTAGATATGATAATGTGACATACCTGGAATACATTGATTCGTACCATGAAATCACGCAGGGGGGAGCACAAAACGAATCGATCATCTAACACGTGAATGCCAGCAAACTAGCAGCATGTTATAAAGAATTGTCAAGTTACTAGTTCAAATTTGTAGTCAATATGTTCTTCAGTCTAGAGGGTGCGATCTTTTCACTGGCTCCCCAAGTGATAAGACTGATCCCACAATTTTCCCCGAACAAGACGGCTGACTAGTTTGCATCGGAAAAACATCCCATCTTACACAATGCAGCCATGGGATTGGCAAATCTATACAAACCAAATGTGCAGCACATGTTTTGCATTCCCGTGGTGTTAAACGATAGCCCAAACAACATAGGCATGCCCATTCCCAGCGATGCATTCACATTAGACCAGAACACACAACAACTACTGGATTACTGCTAACAATACCAGACCAAAGTAGTCGTAGTCACATTAGGATCCATGGTACCTCAAGACTACACTGATAGAATCTACACCATGGTGGGTGATGCCCAACATCACGGATTGCCCATATGTTTGGTCACATCGTGGGCTAGCAAGTAAAATATCAAAATGCAAATAGGCAACTTCAAGTTTTCAACAAATGGAAGTGTGGTGAGCGATAAGTATTTCATCGCTATTGCAAGTGTGAATTACAATATATGCCAAAACTTAATACACACAGCGTATCATCATGGTGGAGCTGGTACATGTTTTACTTTTGCTAGAATGAACATACGACAACACATCTACCCAGTGGGATTTGACTAGAATGACAATAAATAAACGTTTGAAAAATCGGACACACTGCAAACCAATATATCAGACGAATACAATGAATTCGTGCATAGATGCAAAACAACATTCAACATACCCGTTTCGACAACAGAGAAATTCGTGATCAAATAATTGGAAATCGTTAACTTTGACCGGTTAGAGTATGAAAATATAGATGTTAATGACACATGTGATGTTCAAATTACAAGTACGCTTAATGTCCACACGTCATCAGTAATATCACAAGGAAATTGTGTGCCAGAATCCATTCACAAGTCAATATTACACACTCATCCAGACATAGAAGAAAGAACACTCAATGACATACTGGAAAACCTGAAGCTCGTATAGTTCGACACTGTGGATGATATAATGTATATGGGAATGCTGTCTCAACTCAGCTATCAAATAGCGATAAAAGAAGATTTGATTAAAGTGAGGTTTAATTAAATGAATCCCCTCTATAAATTACATGTACTTGCCAATTTATCCCACTGCGAGGTTCTTCTCTCATGTGACGAACTGCCACAACTAGAACAACAAGCTATGGATATTGACCTGACACAATGGTGGCCACACCCTGACCCTGAAGTGAGATTACAAGGTCTTTAGTGGACATGCAAATACATACAAAATTACAACAACCGATATTTGCATGAGCAAGATTCACACCAGAAAACCATGCAGGCTACATTCAAAACCAAAATGAGAAAGTTCAAGCCATATGTACTCACACAAGGTACACCATGTCACTTGGGTTGGATCATTAAAGGAAGGCCTTTCAAGAATTGCCAACTACTGATAGCATACACAAACAAAGGATTCACTTATGCTCTCGCTATACAACACAACACCAATTAACAAACGCAGCTCATCTTGGCACCACACCGAAACAGAGATGAAACACTAAATTACCTAGTGTCCATTAAAGAAGTCAAAACACCACATTAAGTGTCAACAAAACAACCGATATCTTACTTGCAGAAGGTGTGCAATGTCGCCATCAACCATGAAAGCAAAAAAGCAGCAGAGAAAAGTGGCATCATGATACAAGCTGTTGGCTCACTACACGCTCCTACATTGTACGTGTCCAGTACATGGAATAGAACACACCACATCGAAAAGGAACGTGAATGCATCCTCACAGCAGAAAGGATTATGATTGTCGGCCGTGAGTTTGATAGCGATGCAGAGAACAAACTGAAATCACACAACAGAATACCCAGATGTGTGATCCTCAACTGCAATTTGCTTTATTGCATAGAGTTGACAGACGAACCATAAGAATTACCAGCGTGCCTTCGAGTAGTCAACTGCACCAACTTATTCCAGAGAGTAGTCAAAAACCCATCCGAAAATGTTTTCTCATGTTTGCCAGAAATATAAGATTTGTGCAAGAAATTGTTTGTACCCGGACAAAGTGTAGAGCAGGTCAAGTACTCAATAGACACACCTCAGACCAGGAAGCTAATAGAGAGTTGCAAGAATTGCACATTGACACAATTATTCAGTACACTAGTACCAGATTTCGATACCATGAACGCAAGTTTTTTAAAAAATCATATGACTAAGCATGGTATTAATGAGACAACAACGTATTCATGCTTAAGTGATATACCAACACAATTGACCGTGCAGCAAATTACCACCATCATCATGAATGGTTTCACCTTTGTGAAGGATGTCGTTGTGTTTGGTAAAGGTTTTTCAGCATTTAAGGCAAATGTTAGCGGAGGCTCATTCATTAATGGAGTTGTGATGAGAATTGATGATGATTAAGTGCACGATGCAAGGACAGGAAAGTTCCAAGAATTAAACCGAGTTGAAAAAGCTGTCAACCAACAGGAACTGTCCAGAGTTGCCACACAAGCGAAGTTCTACTTAGATGGTTTGAAACTCGATACCAAAATAACAGCAACAAGTGCTCAAATCATGCCAGAATTCAACACTATGTACTATAAACAAAGATACGTTCTCGAGTACAGTGATGAACACTGCTAGTACTCGATGACCAAAGTGAATATTGACCAACTAAGTGATGCGAAAACCATTGCTTATTGGGATAATGCCCACGAACTGCAAGACATTGTGGTTACTTTACCCAACATGCGGAAAGTTAATGTTCTATCCAGAATGCAACCATTGTCAGTATAACACACCAATAAACTTATCATGGAACAATATCCTATGTACGCTAGACCGTCACTCCACACACAGTTTTCTGAAGAGTTCAATAGTTTCACTTCCAGAAATTGCAACGTGAAGTATTACAACAACAAACACGTTGATGTCAAATTAGAGTTTGACATGTTTTGTGGAAACTATTTTAAACCAGAACACAACAAAATGTCTAGAGAGATGTAAGCTGATCCCTTGGATCTTAATATCAATGATATACGAGAATGGATCGAGAAGCACAACTACCCATAGTTCGTAATACAAGCGCTCGAAAGATAGTTTGAAGAAGGTTGGGAAAGACACAACGTCAACGCTTTTGGTGTTCACGGGAAAGCCGAGTAAACAACCAAATTAGCGAAATTATCAAGATTCTATGATGAGGTGACAACGAGAAGTATCATCGCTAGTAGTTATGACCTGTCTTGCTTGTTCTCACCCCTGTTCAACAAGTGCAAAGATCGGTTCAAAACCATGCTCAAAGAAACCATAGTGTATGCTGATGGCCTCACACCGCAAGAGATTTCAATCAGCATGTAAAGTATGGGACCAGTAGAGAACTTTGTAGAAGATGATCTAGAAGCACAAGATAAATAGACCACACACCCCTTATTGTTAATCGAAAAAATGATTTACAAATACTTGGGTGTAGATGAAACCACAGTTGACTTTTACATGCTAATGCACCATAATTGGAAGTGGAAAGGCAGCTAATCACGAGGTCACATGGATGCACAGCGTTTAACTGGATAAGCGACAACAGCACTAGGTAATGCTATCGTAAATCTCATAGTCCACAACAGATTGTACTTGAATAACTAAGAGAAAATCATTGCAATGTACATCCTTGGTGATGACAACATCATACTCACTAACAGAGTGATAGATGTGTCACAACATGGAACCAACACAAAGAATTTCTACAACATGGTGAGTAAAGTATCCCAAAATCGTTGTTGCGGGGGCTTTTTGTCCATGGTCGTGCACAACCTGGATGGAGTGGCACAAGTAGTACCTCACTTTAAAAGGTTAAGACACAGATACTCCGTCAGCAATCACACGTACAACCCACTAGATATGGACGAAAAAATTGATCAAAGAACATTGAGTTACTGTTTCATGCTAGGGGGCATTACTGAAGCGTAACAAATTGCCAATGAAATAGCAGATGTAGAAATCCCAAGGTGGTATGATGTTCCACAAGCAATATAAGCCAATGTGTTGTATGATAGACAAACTGATAATAGTGTTAATCAAGGTTTGGTCGAAGCTCACGTCGGAGTTCTCCTCAATTTGATGCAAAACAGAAGGGACGTGAGATCATAGCAATTCAAGACATGGTCGTCACGGGAAACTGGGAAGCAAGGATGAAAAACAATTTAATATGATCGCAGCA